CTCGGGCATCAGCTTGGAGGACCTCAAGCCGGTGTCCAAGTTCGTGGATGCGAAGCTGGGTTTCTAGCCCATAATCGACGATATCACGAAGACTACGAGGCACAGGCTGACAATCAGCTCGACGGCTATGTTACGCAAGGTGCGTTTGGCCATGCATAGGGCGCTTTTAGATATCATCAGGTTACGGCTATCTTCGAGCCGGTGCTGGCTTTAGCCCTTCCCTCTTCGGCTAGCCTCTCTAATCTTTCCATTTCCTGCCGAAGTGTCGCATCGTCCTGAGCGCGTTTTGCTCTCACTTGTTGTACACCCACTAGACCAGCCGCACCGATGTTCTGTGCTTTGTCTCTGTCTATGGTCTCTCCAAAGATTCTTTGAAGAGGCTTGGGGACATTGTAAGTAGACTTTTCTTCTGCCACATCTTCAACATCCCCCACTGTTGCTGTTTTTGACCTTCTAGCTTGCTCTTCGTAGTAATTAGGCTCAACACTCATTTGACGAGTGTTTTGAGGGGTCGTTACCTCTGGCTTAGGCATTTCACCCTCTACTGGCTTTGGAGTCGTGCTGGATGGGGGACCTGCTCCGAAGTCCTCTAGAGTAGGATTAGTAGGATTGACCTTTACCTTTTCAGCAGATGCTATTCCCTCAGCCATGCTTTGTTTGGGAACTGCTGCACCAGTGTTCTGCAAAGCGGTTGTGGTGCTACCTGCTGCTGGTGATACCGAGCCCCCTGTCGCTGTTGGCGCTTTGATGCCTATTTTTCTGCCAACTGCTCCAACAAGACCCCTGCCAGCAGCAAGCGCTCCTCTTGCCAGTGTAGCACCAGCACCTAGCGCGGTTGGTATTAATTTCTCAACGTCGTCCTTGCTCTTCACCACTAGAACAGGTGTGCCGCCGGGGGAACGATAAGATGTTACAGCCGGTACCGTAAAGGAAGAGGAGTTGGTACTCTCTATACCCGGCGACACAATACGCCCATCATGCGTAACATATTAGACATATCGCACTCCTAGGCCCGTACGGTAGTTGCATGCGGGATGCCTTCGAGAGCGCTTGGTCGGTCCTCAAAATGTCTGGCAGCATGCAGGCTGCGATGACTCACGACCTCCCCAGCTACATGGAGGAGGCGCTCAATCAGAAGATGAAGACTCGCAATGACGCTCGAAAGAAGAAGAGCAAGGCCCAGAAGCTCAGGGACAAGGTTCAGGACCACATGGAGGATGCCGATGTCATACGCTACTACAAGGAGAACCACCCCGAGTTCTTCCATTCGTTCATGAATGGGGGCGGTGAGCAATGAAGGACAAAGCGGACTACGACCCTAGAGCTGGAACGGACAAGCCCGGAATGGTCATTATGATTGGCGTCAAGGGCAAGAAGAAGGACAGCAAGAAGAAGTATGGCGTCGCCAAAGCCGAGACAATGAGGCATCAGCCCCTACCTGAACCGAGGGACATCTCTATGCGAAACATAGGGCCCAAGAGAATGGCTGGCTTTGCTCAAAAGCTAGGGGAGTTGGATGCGTATGACCAAGATGACATGGATGCTGCGAGGTATACCGAGCGACCCCCAGTCAGCTCTCAAAACACAATGGGTGTCAGGGGGACGAAAATGTCCAACTTGCACTCTGACCTCACTCCAGAGCAGTTTGGGACGCATCAGGCCAAATTGGATGCACTGGCGGCAAACCCACCTAAGTTCACAGGCATGCGCCCATCATATCAAATGAGGGAATATGACGAACCCACAAGAAACCAATTACGACTACGGGCTCAAGAGCGCGCTATGGACCCAGTCAAGACCGGGGAGCCAATGGACATAGCTTTCAGACTGCTAAAGCGAATAGCCGCTCCACAGGATTTTCATGGGATGATGGACGAGATGTACTGTAAGATGTGCATGACGAACCCTAAGGCCGTTGGTAACCCTAACTTCTGTGAGGCTTGCCAACGGTTGGTGGACATGTGAGACCGATTACCTCGGCCTTCCAGTTGCTCAAAATTGATAATTCACGAATAGACGATGAACGAATAGGTCGTGAAGCAATTTTTAATCCTAAAAAACATCCCGGTGATATGAACCGACATGGTGGTTCAGAGGGATTTTCTCAAGCCTACACTTATGGCTATCTTCCTAATATGGTTGAGCGTGATGGCGGATTTAAAGAACGACACCCCGATTTTGACCAATGGGTTGAAAATGAAGACAAAAGAACTGGTTATGAAGGATTTGATGAAGGAATATCGGCTCATTTTTTACCATATATCGCAAGTGCAAATAGTGAAGAAGAGTTTCTTCAACGATTAAAAGAAGCAGATGAGTTTGATGAATATGATGCCCCTTATCCTTTTGAAGAGCGTAATCAAGATTTGTGGAACAAGACAGCGATAGGTCGTACGGATGAACATACCTTCCAAGGTTTGCCATACAACGAAGAAACAGGCTTTACCCGTAGCGAACCAATGGACATAGCCTTCCAGTTGCTTAAGGAGCGTAAGTCACCAGAGGCCATGAGGCGCAAATTGGAGTATGACAAGAGGTACGAGAAGACCCCTGAGAGGAGAAAGTACCAACGCGACCTCCACGCCGAGAGGAGGAGAAGGGGGATATATGGCTCAGGGGACCACATGGATGTGAGTCACACTCAAGGAGGAAAGCTCACTTTGGAGGGCGAGCACTCCAATAGAGCAAGACATTTCAAAAACAGAGGCACCCTTCGGAGAGTGAGGAACTGATGGGCTGTGAGTGTGGGCACTGTGTTGGAATGGATACGGTTTGGAAAAAACTCTGTCCGGAAGGAAAAGCGGCCGCAAAAAGAAAATTCAAAGTTTATCCCTCTGCCTATGCTAACGGATGGGCCGTACAGTATTGTAGAGGCAAATTCCGAAAGAAGGGGAAGAAGAAATGAGCGAACGTTGCACCTGCCACAATACGTTAGTTGTGAAGAACCTGAATCGTTGGTTCAAGGAGAAGTGGGTGGACGTATCGAGGAAGGACCCGAAGACAGGCAAACATCCTCCGTGTGGACGGTCAAAGGCAAAATTATCAGGAAAGGGCTACCCGAAATGCAGACCCTCAGTAAAAGTATCGAGCAAGACTCCGAAGACATCTGGAAGCATGTCAGGTGGACAGAAACAGGCCGCAACAAAAAGAAAACGAGCGAAGAAGCAGGGTGTTGGTGGGAAACCGACGATTGTTAAGATGGTGGCAGTGATATGAGTGACTACGACACATGTGATTGCTGCTCGCCCATGCAGCAGGCATCCATGGCTCTCTTGGAGGGGTATTTCGAGAAAGCCAAGAAGAAGTCAAAGCCATTCCATGGGTACAACCCTAAGCGCCATCACAAGAAGGGTGGCCTCAACCAAGCGGGTCGTGACAAGTTCAAGCGAGAGACTGGTGCTAACCTGAAACCACCAGTCACAACCAAGCCGTCCAAACTCAAGCCCGGGAGCAAGAAGGCAAAAAGACGCAAATCCTTCTGTGCTCGCATGGGTGGCAGTAAGGGGCCAACCAGCAAGGACGGCAAACTCACACCGAAAGGTGCGGCACTCAAGAGGTGGAACTGCTAATGAGAATATTTGACGACGCATGGGGAATACTCAAGGATGACATGGCTGAGGAGAAGAAGAAGATAATTCAGTGCTTGAAGGACGAGGGCGGAGCGGCTGGCTTGGACAAGTGCTGCGAGGCAAGCGGGCTATCCAAGGAGAAGTGCAAGGCCGTGCTCAAGACCATGAGCAACATCAAGATACACAAGTACGGCGATGTGATACTAATGGATGGCTTGTGATGGCGAAAAGCGATGCGCCAAACTATCGCAAGGCCACAACAGGCAAGAAATGCGGTAACTGCAAGGCTTGGGACTCAAGTGCCACTAAAGACCCAATGACCGGATATTGCGAATGGTATGACTTCATTTGTCGTGCTGACCATGTATGCGATGCTTGGGCGCCACATAAGTTGAGTAAGATGGTGTTTGTCCGATAATTCCTAATAATTGTCTATACATATGTAATATATTCTACTTGTATAGACAGGAATAAAGAATATTCGGACAAGAGAATGCTTAAAGTGACCTCCCTCGTGGCCTAGTGCGAGGTCACGACGATGAGTGATGCAGATGAAATGAAGATGACGGGTCTAATACTTGCACAATCTGCTCTTGTGGGGGTAGCAGTAGGAGTGTATAGTTCAGGACTCTGGATGCCCGCTGGAAGCAATGCCGACTCTACCATAAACGGTATGACATACGCTATGGGAGCCCTTGCTGTCCAAACGATTGCCTACTACCTGTTCAAGATGTTCTTCGAGCAAGGTATGAGAGAAAGGGTTCAGATTGCAGAGATGCAGAGAACTAGACAGGACCAGTTCCGAAGACAGCAGATTACCTTCGACCAGAGGAGAGCTGACTTGGAGCTGAGAGTTCAGGAGATGCAGTTAGAGAACGAACTGAGAATGCTACAGAAGGACCCCTCTAGGATAACTCCCAACTACAATGGTAGTGCCATAACCACTCAAGGTGACTTCCATAGCACCTTCAATCCGGGGATACCGACTCACCAAGCAGAGAGTGATGCGCCATTGAACCTAGGAATAGGCTCACTGAACAACATGGCCGATAACCTGCTAGCTGATAGGAACATACCCAATCCACCTGCTCCATCGGAAGCCCCCAGACTAAAGAAGGATGGTACGCCAGACTTAAGGTACAAGGCCAAGCGTGGCGGTAACTAATGGTTCTACCCGGTCAGCTAATACCCTCGCCAATACGAATTTTTCGCAACGTGAAAGACGACTCAGTCGAAGAGACGTTGCGTGCAATGCATTTGGCTAATACCGTAGACAATACGTATGAGTGGGGAATCGGCTGGGTAAGAACCATACTATGCTCAATAGCAGCCGCACTAACAATATCCGCTATCGAGACCAATAGCGATTTCTCCCTCTGGGAATGGACTGCCGAGTGGTTCTACAGCATGTTGAAGAACTTCGGTCAATGGCTAGTGGACCTAGTGAGTTGATGCCAGATGGCTGCAATGGCTGGTAGTGCTCTGGTAGGTGCAGCTCTATGGGGACAGCAGATATACAACAACTGGAAGTCCAGACGTGTTGGTATATACGGAGCCTCAATGGTCGGTAAGACTACCTTAGACAGGTACATGACCACTCCCGGTGAGATGGAGGAGATACCGGAGAACGAGAGGACCGACCACTTCAAGATACTGACTAGGTACATTCTACCCAAACCCACTAGGAAGAGACTGAGGTACAAGGGCGAGAGAAGGGTGGTTCACTCCTCCGACATAGGTGGTGAGGACAGGTTCTGGAACCTGTGGATTGACGACATGGTAGCTAGGCAGTGCGAGTATGTGGTCTTCATGTTCGATGATAGGGCATTTCGAGGAGACGGTCTCGACCAAATAGGGGGATTCAAGTTCCTAGTGGACAGTCTGATAGGAAGGCAATACAGGTACAGGAACATGAAGAGCTGGTGGAAGGGGAAGAAATACTCACCTAGGCTCGTTCTTCTAGTAGCCAACAAGGCTGACAGGTTCTTCGATAACAAAGCCGCTCAGCTATGGAGGGAGGGAAGGATAGGGGAGCACAAGATATTCGACCCCTTCAGGGAGGACTTGGTGAGGCTCCAAAAGGCAGGAATACCAACACAGAGGAACTTCATGGCTACTAGAATAGGGTGGAACGTAGAGCAGGCTCTCATGGATATGATAGACTATTGACCTCATGAGTGACCTTTTTGACTGAATACGGTGTGGGAGAAGCATGGCGCGAGGCGGGTCGACCACATCTCTAGTCTCTACTGGAGGGAGTAATTCAGTCAGAACCACCGTGCCAATGTGGATTGTTGAGCAGTTTGGACTGAAGTCAGGAGACAAGATAGAATGGTCCTTACGAGCTGAAAATGGGGCAATGTCCATAGTAGTAACCCCTCAGGAGTAATAACATGGTAATGAATGCGATGAATCCCTTTGCCGTCCAAACACCAGAAACGCTGTCTAATGTGAATGAGGCTACTCTCATGGCACTAGCTCAGCAAGGAAACCCAAACTTTACCCATGCCATGCTCATGGAACAAGCCGCTGCACAACAGCAAATGCAGAGAATGGCGATGGAGAAGAACATAGAGGTTCCCAAGGTAAACTTCTATCCATCTAGGCATGCTGACCCAAGGAAGGCCAGAAAGCAAGATATCAGACAGGCGTACAAGTTACTCAGACCCACAAAGAGGTCCTTGTTGGACCCAAGGAGATGGTTCAGCAAGTACAGGTACAACAAAGACACCGCTGTTTGCGCTGTAGATGGGTGCAACGTACTGGAGTTAATTCAACACGACAACCTCTATGCTAAGATATGCGATGAGGAGACTGGCAAGTCCCTCTGGGAACTGTACTGGCAAAACCCAATCACAGGTGAGCCAGAGGCTTTCGTTGCTCGTGAAGGAGTGACTAGCGGCAGAAAACTCAGAGCCACATACTGCCCTGAGCACCTCCATCTGTACCACCTGCTGTGTAAATGGGAGGCGCAGGAGGAGCAGGAGGAGGAAATGAGGCCAAGTAGATTCAGGGACAAGGTCAAGAAGGGAGTCAGTATAGTCAGCGTTCCTGTTTCCGTCGCAAAACAATCATCCGTCCCCCATCCAATGGTCAACAAGTACGAGCCCTTCTTCGCAGAGATAATGGCAGACGCTCGAAAGTCCAAGGGAATTAACGTGCAGTTCTACACTAACCCGCACACCGATGAGAACGATTTGACTGTGATTACCTTTGATAACAGGATGTTTAAGCAAGAACTGATGGAAATGGCCAACCCGACGCCAGCCTTCCAAGACATACTACGCGCTCAGGCTCAGGCTATGCACCAACAGCCTCAAGGCGTCCCCCCTCTTCCCGTACAACCAGAAATGACCCCGGAGGGACTACAATGAGCATGGGATACCCGACTCAAAACAACGGAATGAGCCTGAATCTAAGTGCTACTGGAGCTCCTGTAGGGGGTTATCCCGCACAGCAGAACATCAATCCCTACATGGGAATGCCACAACAGGGGTTGCAGGGGCAACATCCTAGCGCTATGGGAGCCATGTTTGCTGGCTTGACTGGTCAAGACCCCTATAACCAGCAAGCGATAGTCCCACCTAGCGAGACTGAGATTCTCATGACTATGCTGGATAATGCATACCCGGTCGAGAGATTCCTATCCACTCCCCTTTTCAATCAGATACTAGAGATAATAGGAGCAATCACCACCTTCCAAGTGCTCAATCTCATGAAGAGCGTCAAGTACTCCTTCGATGATGATAATGGCATATTCTCATTGGACATAGCATCCCTCCCGACTGAGCTGCAGACAATGAGCTCCGAGAACATAGGGGCGCAACTATCCAGCTTAAACGCTCAGATAAGCCAAGTGGTCAACCACGCTAACACGGTGAAGATGCAGACCTTGCAGAATGCTAGCCAGAACATGCTTCACGTCCAATTGCAGAATGCCATGGCCAACCCCGGCATGATGACTGGCGCTGCTGAGGCAAGCGGCTCATTCCTCAGAAGCCTAGTGACAGGGGGTAGAGCCTGATGATGGGAGGCCCCAACATACCAAACATGGGTAACATGGTGCCCACTCAATTCGCTGACATGACAATGCACATGCTGTCACCGAAGAGGGAGATAATAATCGACATGGTAATGGTGCAGCTAATCAGTGCCATACTGATATTCATGGGCATACTGATGTTCAAAAGCAACGAAATAACGCAAAGCGACATGTCTGTGTATATGATTGGAGTATTCATCTCATTCATACTACTAACGCAGATATATCAGCGAATAACGCGTAGTACTTAGAGAAGGCTGATTAAGCCACACGCATTGGCATTCCGCATGGTTGAGCGCCAGCCAGTCATGAAACGGTCTTGCTCGTTCTGTCAGAGCGATGCTAGAGAGCAGCTTGAGGAGGCTCTCACCAATGGTGAGATGTCATGCACTCAGATAGACAAGGACATGGGTTGGAGAGCCAACACAGCAGACCGTCATTTCAGGAATCACATGGGTCAGTACCACATGGCTGCCAACCCATCTTGTGTCATATGCTCCAGCGACAAGAGAAGCGAGTACGAGGAGAGATTCTTCAATGACGGTTCTGAGTCAGATGCCATAGCAGAGGAGCTTGGGATAAAGGAGAGCACAGTCTACCACCATATGAAGCATCACTTCCAACCTCTCGTGCAACGCTCTGCATCATTGGAAGTAGCAATGACTGTGGGTAATGAGATAAACGTCCTAAGAAACAACGTCGAGAGACTCAACAGCAAGCTCAATGAGCTCATGGATGAGGGGGATGTGCACGAAGAGGGGTTCGTGAGAAACGCAGTGACCCTACACAAGGAGGTCAGGGAGTCGATAAAGGACTTGACCAAGGTGCAGGAGACTTGGGGAACCTCGGGAGAGGGCTCGCAGGTCAATCAGACAATCAACATACTACAAGTCGAGATTGCCAAGGAGAGCCCGGAGAGCTGGAAGAGAATCAAGAGCAAGCTGCAAGAGGAGATGGAGGGAGCGGTTTGATACCGGTATCCGACCTCATGCAGTCCAATCACCCCGGATACAGAGCATTCTGCATCGGATATGGCATGAATGATGTGTACCACCCCGTGTTCTTCGATTACTGCGTTAGGGTCTGTGAGGTATTCAAAAGGCATGCCGACAGTCACTATGGCGACCAAATAGCTCTTATGACTGAGACTAGCATCACCAGAATCATAGAGTCCCTCAAGCTAATCAACGAGACTGATGAGCCCGATGAGGTCTTTCCCCTCAGGGAATCGATAAGGGGCGATTGCTACGAGTTCCTCAAGCATTGCGATTACATGTCTGGAAAGTTCCAAAAGCCCACGGCTATGACGGAATTCTATGACATGCTCGGTGATATGGTGATGACCATAGCTTTCCAGCACGCGGGGGTGGAGCATTGAGCGGTAGGATATACATCAAGAAATCAGGGACCATGGGGATGGGTACCGGCTCTGACACTAGGATGTACGCTCCTCGTAGCGAGTCCTCGCACATGTATCGTGCCAATAACGAGGACGAGTCCACCTACACAGGCGCTGAGGACCCTAAGTACAGGGACCAGATAGCGGACAAGAAGAAGAAGGAACGAAAGAAGAGAGCCAATGAGATGAAGAGGCTCAAACACCTATCCATCAAACCTAGTGACTTAGAGTCCATCGACAACGAAGATGAGGAGGAGAAATTCAACTCCAGAGCCGGGGTCAAGGAGCCATCCATACAGACCGGTTCAAGCGGAAACTTCGGTGCTTTGACTAGCTTAGCCATGCAGGCTAGGGGTCCGGGTTTCGCTGGTGGCGAGGGAGTTGAGGGCTACAAGTTCTCAAGCGAGCCAATGAAAGTAGCGTTCCGACTACTGAAAGCATATGAAGACGAACACCTACAATCCTACTTGGATGGGGATATAGATGAGTTAGGGATGTTCGGCCACTCCTTCGACCAAGATAGATTCCCGTTCTTGCACGTCAATGCCAACAATCCATTCATACATGACAATGACTATGCGGTCAATGAGATGATGAATTCCGAAGGAGGTTATGAAGCATTTGAACCTGCCTTACGCGACTATGAAAACCAGTTGAAAGCGCTACATGACCATACGATTCTTAGTGGCTCACCACAAGGCTCCCCGCCTCAACTAGCAAATGGTATTCGTGCTCTCGTGAATGATTACAGAGAGCAAAGTGGTTGGCATGATATGACTGAGGAAGATGTCATGAAGGCTGCTATGACTATGTACATGGCTACGTTAAAGACACTGAAATTGAAGAATTCACAATCTTCCTTTGACCCTTCAATGCTAGAGGATTTGAAAAGCGAGCCTATGAGCGATGCTTGGTCTGAACTACTAAAGTCCAAGAAGAAATCCAAGAAGAAGGACAGGAAGACCAAGAAGGAGGAGAGGAAGAAGTGGAGGCCATCCACTGGGATGTTCAAGAAGCCACCCGGAGGATTCGACATATCCACTGCCAATCCTAGAAGAGCCAAGGCGAGAATGAGAGGAATCAAAGGAGGCAAGAGGACTGGTCTCGGTAGAGCGCACCTAGCTGTTGAGATGGGTCATCGAACGGTCGGTAAAAACAAGCAACCCACATCCAAGGACATAGGGAGATACAGGCAGTACCTCGGCCAGCAGGAGGCTCAGAGGAGACTCGGCAACATCAGGTCACCGACATCCATACCACAGAGGTTCGGCGCTCGCTCATACAGAGCGGGGCCTACTGGGGGAGGCGCACTCAGACAGTTGGCTGGGCAGGCCGCACTCGCTAGAAGACCAGCAATCAGGAGACCGAGCAGACCTAGAATGATGCCAGCGAGAGGAGTTAGGAGACCAACCATGCCAAGGGCTCCTAGGATGCCATCGATGCCATCCCCCCAATACAGCTCGGGCTACGCTAGGCAGAGCATGGCAGGCGGAGCGCAGTACGCTCCCTCCAGAATGCCGTCCTCATCCGTGCAAGGCGGTCCATCCATGGTCATGACCGGGGAGGTCGGGGAGGGAAGCGACTTGCAGAAGAAACGCTTCACCTACTACGACAAGGCTGAGCTCAGACAACTAATCAACGAGGCGAGGATGGCGCTCAAGCGCAAGGACAAGAAGAACAAGGGAAAGGGCGATGCGAACGTGGGTGTAGCTAGCAACCTGCCTAACCACAACAACGCCCCGACCAAGGAGACTACTCGACCCGAGGGTGCTACTGAGGATGCGAACAACGACCCGAGGACCTTCGGCGTGAATCCCCTTGACCACCTGACTTCAAGGGGAGGCAGAACCCCTTGAACACGTATAGCATCATCAAAGCGGTGATGCTTCGCAAAGGCGATGCCAACTACGTCATTCATGGTGGCGCTCCTCACAAAGCAAGACATCCCCCGGCGGAGGCGATAAAGCCACCCGGAGTGAAGGACACGCCTGCCTTCGCGCACACGGGCGGGTTCGAGGAGCATATCTCTGGCATACCGGGGGTAGGGCAGGTGTATCCCGGAGAGTACCTGCCTGATGGAGGCTCACATGGGGAGGAGGTCTACGTCGACGAGGCTGGCGGGCATCACATGCACGGCATAGACGGCCTCATCAGAGCGGTAGGCCAGTCAATGCTACAACAGGGAATAAACGTGCCCGGCAAGGTAGTGGTCGATAGAGCGATAGACCTGTACAACAGCAGGCGCAAGGACAAGATTCCCGGTAGCGATGCGATTGATTGGAGGAAGATAAACCTAGGAAGACTCGGGGACCAAGACACGGATGCCATGTCTACACGCAACGAGCACGGCCTAGTCACCACAATAACTAACAGCCACGATGATAAGCACATGTACGGCACCTTCCTAGAGTCCTATCTAATACCCTTCAACAACGAGCTAGGCCAGATAATGGCAGAGGCGGGACATCCCAACCCCCAACAGCACAGTTGGGTGAGGAAGCCCTACATCAAGCCACACAGGTTGCACTTGAAGCCAGATGGGCAAGGAGGGATGGAGTTTGGTGCGAACAGCGTGCCCTCAGGGCAGATGTTACCGGGAGGCGCTCTAGACCCAATGTCAATCCGCAATCTGAAGGGCAGGCTCAATGACACTAGGGCATTCCAGAACATATCGTCTTGGGGAGTCGGCAGTCACATATCCAATCTCTACCACCTACCTCACGCCGATGCCGCTCCTGACTACACGGGCAGGAAGCATGCCAGAAAAGCCCTCGTCGATTCCTTCGTC